AGATTATCAAATTGTTCTCTTAATTCTTTATTTTCTTGGGCTTCTTTTACCATCTTGTCTCCAACATGAATAACCAACTCAACGAACATTTGGGAGAGGATCCCCAACCTACAACCTACACAGTCTTGTTTTTCAAAGGTAAGACCATGCGGCATTATCGGTGAATCCTTTAGAAATTCTTCCATCTGATCCGCGACATGAATCACACAATCCACCGTCTTCATTAATTTTTTGTTAATATCTTCTAATTGTTTTTTAGTAGGCATATTTATTTAATATTATTACGTAATACTATATACCAATTTCAAATTATATTTCAAATTTTATTTTAAGCGAAGTAGCAATCAAACAGACCATTCTCAACAGTCGCCACTTTGAGTAATTCAACATAGCATCTGAGAGTATATGTTCCGGCTGGGAGTGTATTCTTATAGATGAGGTCTAAACCTTTATTATTTACTCTCTCGTTTCTATTTGGTTTAATCGCTACCCAGTTAAAGTTTCCACCGAGACCAGCAAACGAGTTATTCTGAATATTTCCTTCAAAGGTGCCGGTCGTGAGAGCAGTTACTCCACCGGCTGGATTCGCTGGGGGTATTTCCTCAGTTGAATATTCATTCCTTGTAACGAAAGGTGTTTGTCCCTCGGCCGCACCGGTCGTGTGGAAGATTAGAGCAGTATTATTACGATCAATAGCAAATTCAAATCTATCATTGTATCTTAAATTAACACTTAATGGTGAAGGGGTAGCAAGAGTAGCGGTTCCACTCTTCGCAACGCCATCTCCATTCATTAATGATTCAGAAATATAATTCTCATTGGCTTGCGCTCCGAATATTACCTTGGTAACGAGACGACCATTTCCACCTATCGGAAACGTTAAATTAGTAAATGCGGCTTCAGTACCAGTTCTCTTGGCTAAGCGATAATCAACATACTGGAACGAAAGACGAGGGTTCTGCTCTTCATACTGTCTCATTATTTCACCATCATAACTAATAGAATCATAGATTAATTTGAGCTCATTAAGATCAATCTGGAATGCGCTGGTTTGCGCGAGACCATCTTGAACACACATACGTCTTGATTGGGATTCATTAGGGTTCGCTACTTGAGCAAGATTACTATTGGTATCTTGGAAAACTAAATCGATATGGATTTCTTCATCAATCATAAATGCCGGTATTTGATTGTATTGAAGGAAAGGAAATAGATCGCTTAAATAGATAGAATAAACTGGGGCGGCCGCAATAGTATCAGCATCTGATACATCATGCACTTGGAAAGGTAATAAATTACGAGCATAGGTTCCTACTACACCACCAACTGCTTTCGTCTCATTTCTTCCTAAATCTAGGGAGTAGGTTTGGGCGGATGTATCCGAGGCATCTGTATAATTCCATCCATGATTAATTGCTCTCTGCGATAAATATTGTTCTCTTTCCTTATTGTTCTCATTTGTAAGGAATAAGGAATGATAGGCATGGAGCGAGGAGAAATCTTGCGTAGAGCATACGGTTTTATTACCAATTCGTAAATGGGCCTCTTTGATCAAATTTCCAACTCCAGTATTCAGTGGATAGAAAGAAGCGGCAACAAGAGGAACACAACCAAGAGTTATCTTTGAATTTGAATGTAAGAAACCACCGACACGATTGAGTGTGAAACGGCACGAACTTTGAGTGCTGGTAACTGGATCTATCACATCAGTGGTTAATGTCTGACCATATTCGCTAGGAATTTCTCCTATTTTTATTAAATCTGGGATACGAGCGGCGGCTTGGGCTTGGGCTAATTCTTTACTCATTTATACTATTAGAATAGATAAATAAATAGGAAATAAAAGAGAATATTGAAATTGATTAGAAAAAATTAGGTTATGACTTGGACACCATTTTCATTATAGGCTATCGTAGTCTTGTGTTTAAGGAATAGGTAGGCTGAGACTGGATTACCATCAGATAATCCATTGGTCATCTGTATAGAGAACTGCGATCTACGGAAATCAACTCCTTCTGAATCTAACTGGTCGTATAAGACACCTACACCCCACGCACCACCTCCTTCCGGAATTAAAGTGTATGATGTTAAAGCAGTATTATCTACTGTATAATTTCTGTTGGAATTGGCTGGAGATATAGAAGACCGATGATGCGCCCATTCTGGAATTATCGCACCAAGGAATGATTTAATAACTTGCGAATCAACAACTGACGTAGTATTGGCTAATTTGTAATTTGTTTCATTTTCAAAATGGTAGGGGAAACGTTCTCCATCCTTGAGGAAGGATATAGAATCCATATTCGCTAATGCTCCATTGGCTAAGGCTGGGAAATAGGTTAAGAAACCATCTTGTGTTAAATTATTAATATAGTTAGAAGGAACAAAATTAACAAATGCTCCTAATACTTTACTTAATGCTAAATTATAGTTAATGATGGAATTCGTTGATTCTATCGTGCTAAAATAACTCGTAATGGAATTGAATGAAAAGACACCCTCTTTATTATCCATCATACCTCCCTCTGGCTGAGCGACCTCGGCTGTAATTCTTAAATCAGATAATTCATAGAAACAATTGAGTAAATCAGTCGTAGTTCCATCAGCCGAATAAAAGAAATTAGAATCTGGACTTAAATGTATCTCACATTCCAGAGGGAATTGATTGAGAGGAAGAGAACCTCCTCCCAAAGTCATTCCGCACGGAAGAGCGGCACAAAAGTTGTTACCACAATTATTTCTAATTACAGAGGACTGGAACGTCGTATAGTTGGGCATCGTTAAATTAGATTCACCCATGTGACCTATCTGATCTTGACTACCGGCTAGTGTTGGTAAATATGAACTCATAAATCTTCCATAATGGCGTATATGCTCTGCGACTTGTTTTGTCTCTGCATGACGGAAAATGATCTGATCAAATGCTCCGTAAATTCCTAACTTCTGAGAAGCCATTAAATTCGCTGAATTGGCTCCATCTGGATGGAGAGTGCCGGCCGCATTTCTCCATATATTTAATAAACCGGAAACACGAATTGATGAGAGGTCTAACCACGCATTCTGGCGACCAAAGGAAAAGGTAAGGACTGGATTACCATTCTTATAGGATACTTTCCCACTCGCTGGGACATTATTTGGCTGGATTTCAAGGTACTTTTTGCTCATTTATACTATCTATTTTATTTTATTTTTAAAACAATATTTTTTAAATCAATTAGAAAAAAATTAGCGTAGCATCCTTCGGTTACCGAAGGGTTGCTCTGCTTAAACTGTTACGACTACAGAATCACCTTTGATTGTTATCCGTCTTAAATGATAGACATAACACATTAGTAATTTATTATGAAGAGGCGGTTGATCCACACCAGCCGCATTGCTTTCATTATATAATAATTGTAATTGATTCGTTTTATTATTCAAATTCGAAACTCCATCATTCAGTGCATATCCACGCGATACAATAAAATTCCTATTATAATCACAGAAACTACGAGGAGTTATTTTCGCTTGATTTAATCCTTTTTCTAATTCAATTAAATGCTGAGCCGATATCGATTTTCCACCATTAATTTTAGAAACAACTATTGGTCTGCTAGGAGTCAATTTGTCGTCGATAACCCACTGATACGATGTAAGGTTGTCTATTATCCCTACGAGACCGGTGCGGATTGATTGGAGACGACCATCCATAAGCGTATCCTCCTCACTATATGTAATATCAGCCGCCGCAGTTCCTCGGCTTCCACCTATAATCTGAGGAACTGTATAGGCTGGCTGACCGGAAACACCAGCATCTGTAATGACCACACAGCAACTCTTCGCTCTCGCATTAGATAAGGGTAAATCTACCGTCGCATTTCTATTACTCGCTAAAAGCGAATGTTTGTAGTTTGTGCATGATAAGATATCAAAATCAATGACCCCACCCTCGCGCATTTTCTGTAACATACCAGCCTCATACCGAGGATCTAAATTTACTTGCGCAACAACCAATTCTACATTCGTTATGGTGTATGTAGCAGCATAGTTTGTAAGCGCTGGGAAAACTTCGGCACCACCACCATTTACATGTCTTTCTTGGTCAATGGATGAGGAATAAACTATGAAATTACCACTGGTAATACTCTGACTCCCAGCCGCCGCATTACGACGATTTACCCCAAAGTCTATTCTTACATATCCACCATCCATCGTTATATCAGCAATTTCCGGCATTACTGCTGCATCGGCAGTAGTTTGTATCTGAGCCGTTTCATTGGGATCACGCAGTTCGCATATACCGATGGTTTCGCCTTTTACGAATGGACAATTCTCAACAGTCGTAACATTATTATCATTTGATAAATATATATATTGGGTTTGACCGCCAGCGCCATTATTTACCCAAGGGTTTCCAGCGGCATCAATTCCGTGAAAGACTGGATTTTGTTGCATCCTTCTCCATCTATTTACAGAATCTAATTGTTTGACGACATTCCCAGCGTCCTCCAAATCGATAGAAATAGAGAGTCCCATCGTGGCTA